AAACTATGAAAGTAAAGAATATAAAATGCCTTTGGCAGACTGGAATGAAGCAAAGCGTGACCTAAAGTATTCGTTTGAGGAACACGGAAATACCGAGAAGTTTTGGGATAAAATTTGGTCTTTAAGCACTACTATTCTTCCTGGACTTGAAGTTTCAGTAGTAATTGACAGAGATGAAAAGTTGTTTATCATTACAGGAACAGCATCATTTGTTGATTATGAGGATGAGAGTGTTAAAGGCATGAAGATTCCTATGAAGTGTTGGATTCATACCCACCCATTTGGTAAGGCTTATTTTAGTCAGACCGATTGGAATACCTTGAATGTTCAGCGACTAATTCTTGATTCAGCAGTTGTTTTAGGTAATGGAGAGTATTGCACATGGGAGAAAGAAGAAAGTCTACAAGTTCTGAGACACACTCAAGTAAGAGTAGTGGACTCGTCAGAAGAATAAGATTTCCTGTATTAACAAACATGAGTATTGTTTGTCCTATTTGTAGTGGGGCAGGCTGTAATGTTTGTAATAAGACAGGAGAGTATGAATTAGAGTATGCACCCTATGTGGAAATACAACGACCTCTTATCATAAAATATGTTGCTGATAATATGAAAGTAGTTTCAAGTGAGTTATCCAGACTTTATGGAAAAACACCAGAGATTGACACAGAAATCGTAACAAAAGATTATGAGGTAATACGAATAGATTCGTTAAGTGGTTCAGTTTGGATTTGCCTGAGCCTGAAGAAAATAGAAAGTCCAAGATACTTTTATCAAAAGGAGAGTATGGAAAAATGGTTAGTAAAAGAGAAGTAAAAAGAATATTTAAAATCGTCGCCCCAAGCAGACAATTACCAGATTCAACAATAGAAGAATTTGCTTTTAGAGCAGAATTACTATTGAAGTCTTTAGTAAAGATGTGTGAATTGGAAGCGGGCGGCCAAGAATCAAATAAGCGATTGACTATTCCTAATGTCAAACTTGCATATTTGAAAATGCAGGATTCACTTGACCGTTCCCCTGTGGAAGAACAAGTAGAAGAAGAAGAAGAAAAAGAAGAAGAATTTGGAGAGTGGAATGAATGATAAAGAAAATATTTACAGCAAGAGAACTAATGGATGAATTGAGAGAGATAGATGTAAGACTATATGAAAATGTTTTAGACGCTATTACCGACTACTACGAAAAACAGCGTGTGGTTTTTGATGATAAATACTACACATGGGAAGAAGATGAAGAAGGTCGTATGTCAGTAGTATTATATGCTGGAGAGTGAAATAATGAATTGGAATGAATTTGCAGAAATTAACGAGCGATTTATGAATATGACACCTACACAGATGGTGAAATATTATGATGATAACATTAATACTGATGAACAACAGTCAATGGCTATGCTAAACTTGTGGGCAAGAAATTACCCAAATAAAGGTGTAGGTGAATCTGGTTTGGTTAGTCGTATTGCTGAAAGTATGAATGTTGATGATGATGTGGTGGAGGGTTTTATTGAAACCTTTGGTGGACTCGGTGAAGCCGTTCAAGAATTGACAGAAGGACATGAACATAACAACACACTAATTACCGTTAGAAGCATTTACAATGCCTTGAGTAGTCCCGCATATGACCGTGAAGAAACTTATGGTTTGATTATGACCGCTATGGATTCTATGAACCATGTGGGTAAGCGTTGGTTGATTGCCTTCGCCCTTAACGAAACACGAAATAAGTGTGGTAAAAATGTCGTTAAGAAAATCATGAATAAAACCTATGGTGTTCCTAATGATGATATTAAGAAGGCCACATCCTTTTTGAGTATGGGAGAATGTATTGAACAATCTGTAACAAACGGTGCAATTGTATGTGTCCCAGAAGCAGGAAATTACATGAATCCAATGCTTGCTAAAAACATTAACTTTACTGTTCGTGGTAAGAAATATTGCGATTACAAGTATGATGGTATTCGTGCACAAATTCACCAGAATGAAGAAGGTATTTTCATCTTCAACCGAAAGGGTGATGATATTACCTCTAAGTTTGAAAATGACCTTATTCCAATTATCAAAGAAAATACAGACCCTGTGGATTGGATTGCTGATGGTGAGATTTTTCCCATTGATACTAACGGAAACCCTGCTGATTTCAAGAATATTATGAGTCGCATTCATGGTAAAACGGATGAGGTTATTTATCGTCACGAAGTTAAACTTGTGTTATTTGATTGTTTGATGTATGGTGGACAACCCGTATTTGAAGACCCATTGAACACACGACTTCAAACTTTGAATATGCACTTTGGTAAAGATATTCTCGCACACACCGTAGAAATTGAAAGCCACGAAGAATTTATGGAAGTCTATACCGAAGCAATTGAAGCAGGATATGAAGGAGTTATTGTTAAGTCACCAACAGCAATTTATCAATTCGGTGCAAGGTCTAAAGATTGGGCTAAATACAAACCTCCTTTGGTTGATGTAGATTGTGTTATTACTGATGCGGCTGAAGGTCGTGGAAAAAATGTTGGTGTATATGCATCTTTTAAGATTGCTATTAAGGATGGAAATGACTTAATTCCTATTGGATGGGTCGGAACAGGATTTACAGAATCTGACCTAAACTTCTTAAGCCAGCAATATAATAGATTAGGTGCAGGTAATATGCTTATTGAAGTGAAGGGAGATATTCTTACACAAAATGAAAACGGAGAATACGGTTTGCGCTTCCCCCGCTATGTGAAATACCGAGATGATAAAGACGAACCAACACAATTAAAAGAGTTGATAGAATGAATATTAAAACTATAAAAGAAGGAAAACTATGCCATTACTGCCGAGAACCATTTAACGGGGTAGAAGAAGGCTTAGTGCAAGAAATTACAGAAGGCGAATCTTATTACCATCTACGATGCGGTGGTAAGTTAATGTTGTATAGAATGGAAGGTGTGTTACCCAAGCATTTGTTTGATGCTTGTATTAGTGAATTACAAAATCCCTTACCGATTGAATTAACAGACCCTCAACAAACAACACTTGACACACATGAGGAATTGTAATGTTTAATAATGGGGAATTGAGTGGAATATTACTAACAATTGCCCGACCTGAAATTACAAGTTATCAGTCTAATACAAGTAAAACAGGATGGAACATTAGAGTTAGAATTATGTTTAGAGCATCATATGACTTTTTGGTAGCATTAGAAAGAAAATTTAATACATTGGATATTGAAAGCAATTTACGAAGTATTGAAGGGCCAAATAGAAAAGCACCAGTCTTAATTATAGGTAAAAGGGATTCACTTAATGCTGTTAGAGAATTGATGAATAAAGATTTACCTTGCTCTCACGCAGATTGGAGAATATTTGACGCAGTATCATCAGAAATATTAGAAAAAAATCATTTGGAAGAAGAAGGAATGAACAAAATTAGAGAGATGATGAATGATGAAAACTACTTCAACGAAATTTAAATTGCTTGTGGGCGGTCACGGAGCAGGCAAATCCAAAAGAGCAAAACAAATCTTAGGTTCAAGACCTTATACCACTATGGAAGCCTGCAATATTACAATTGATGACATATATTCATACCCAAAAACGCATGGCATTTTGATTGAAGAAGTCCACTACAAACCTGAAACCAAGAAAATTATTAATATTCTGTCGGTTCACAAAAATGTAGTGCTTACATCTATCAATGAGAAAGATGTGCCCAAGTCAATTATGAATATGTGTGTTAGAAAGCGAATGGGACAGACTGATAATCGTCAAGAATTAATAAAACGAGATGCACCAAATTCTAATAAACCATTAAAGTTTGATAAAAGTGTCTACGATTTAAACATTGAGTATTTAAAGAACAAGAACAGACATGAAGTATTGAGATATATGAAATATAATAGTCCTCCAGATATGCAAATGTTGAGTTGGGTTGCACCTAATATTGATGTTAGGAAGATTGCCTTTTCTGACCAGATTATGAGAAGATGGAATAATGATTACTTCATGGAAATTTTTGTCTTTTCTTGGAGTGGTAATCATCACGGGCAAGTTAAGTTTCCGCAGAGAAATTCTTACTCCCCTGTTCCTAAAATTTGTCATAAATTAGGTCTAAAGGAAAAGGATGCGTATCTTGTTAGAGCGTTTCTTAAAAATCCTGAATGGAAGGAATGGGCGATTTCAAAACTTGACGCTGAGGAATGTAAAATTCTTGGTTTAAAGAAACCGAGAAGACAACCGATAAGATACACGAATACTAAATTAGGTGATTTTTAATGAGAAAATCTCAAGGTGTATCATTTACTGCTTGGCTTGCTGATGTTGTTAAGGTGGGTAGGTTTAAAATTAATGACCTATCTAAGATGTATGACAAAGATATGGATTCTTCAGAAGTAAATAAGGTCGGTGATTAGATAGGTAGAAAAATGAACAAAAGTTATGCTGAAAGATATATTGATAGAGCCATGAATGATGGTGTTGAAAGAACATCAAACGGTATTATCAATGCTATTATGACTTACATTGAAGAAAAGGGAGGGACATTCACATATGTTCCAACAGAAAGAAAAGTTACTTCATATGTAGGCAACCATAAAAATTATAAAATTACAAAGAAATCAAATAATAAACATTCTAATTTGTATATTAAAATGAAATTATGTAATATATGTGATGGTTCTGGATTTAAGAATCATCAAAACTGCAAGGGATGTAATACTCCTAAAATAAAATGCAAAAAATGTGCTGGTTCAGGGGTGGCACTTGAAATGCCCTGTGGATATTGTAAAGGTATTGGAGAGATTGAAAATGAATTGGACAGAAAAATACAGACCAAAGAAGATTGAAGAGATTGTAGGACAACATAAATTTGTAGAAGACGCATTATCGTGGATAAATAAAACTAATCTTCCTAACATTCTATTGTATGGAAGGCCAGGAACAGGTAAAACATCAGCCGCTTATGTATTGGCTATGCAATATCTTGGTGATGAAATTAGAAATAACTTCATGGAAATTAATGCAAGTCAAGATAGAAAGTTAGAAACTATCCGCAACACTATTACGAATTTTGCAAACACTAAGGGTTCAGATAATGTCCCCTTTAAGATTATGCTACTTGATGAAATTGATGGTATGCTAAAAGACTCACAACGAGCCTTGAAGCGAACTATGGAAAGAGCAACAGGAGTTCGTTTTATTATTACTTGTAACGATGAAACATCTGTGGATTATGCTATCCGTAGTCGTTGTGCAAATTATCACTTTTCATCATTAGATAATAAGTCTATGACAAGTATGCTCAAAAACATCTGTGAGAATGAGAACCTTTCATTCCCTGATGAAGATATACAATCCTTTGCTGACATGATGAACGGAGATATGAGAAGGGCGGTTAATGAATTACAGGCCGTCGCCTTTACTAATTCTGATTTAAAAACCAAAGCAAAGCAGTTTATGAATGACTATTATGATATTGTGAAATACTTAACAGGCGACCCTATGAAAGCGCATGGTCTTTTGATGAAGCGCATTTTAAGCGGTAATTCTGTTAAGGAAATTTGTGTTAATCTACATCATTGTGTGTTAGATATGGAATTGGACAGGGCACTTACATTTAAGTGCCTTAGTGCAATAGGAGAAATGGAATGGAGACAAAGGGTAATGACTCCTAAAATTATTGTGTCATGGTTTGTGGCACAATTTACCCAATAAAACAAAAGGTGAAAAAAATGAATGAAAGAATGAAAAATGAACTGAACGGATTGGCTACCAAACTTAGTATCAGTTCTGAAGAAATGACAACGAAAATGGAAGAAATTGCAACTGCTAATGGGTTGGATTTAGAAAATGAAAAGCACATGAGGTCTGCTCTTGCTTTGACTCGCCAATTTGTGCGAAGTTCAACAAGGCAAAGCGCAAAAACTACAAGTGATTCTTTTGGCGATATGGCATTTGGATTTGTTGTGGGTGCAGAACCCGCCCGTGATATTCAAGAATGGAGTCGTAAGACTTTGATTAATGATTATAACGCCAATGCTAATACGGTCTTCAATGAAGGTCGTGTCGCAGAAGTGATTCTTGAAAATGGTGTGTATGAGAAAAGCCAATTGATAAACGGTGATGTAGAGAGTAAGGTTATTCCTTCTCTTCCTAATTCCTCTATTGAAGTGGATGAAGGAAAGTGGGTTGTTCCTCTTGACAATGTGGAAGCATATTCAAGTGGTGATAAAAACAAGCGTTTCGGTAAGCCTCTACCTGCTGAAGAATGGCGACGAAGGGTTCACTTTATTGCAAAGAAAGAAGGTGGAGATTTCCAGTATTGGACTTTGGGATTAAAAGATACTCTCGCAAAGAATTGGAATGTTGAAACTTTCCGATGGGTTCATCTTCACGCCTACTTTAACGATGCCCGTAATGCTTGTTACGGCATTAAGACCAGCACACTTGGTTCTATTCGTTACAATGATAATCTTGATGCCGAAGATGATTTGTTTGTCGGCAATACTCCTTCAATGGAAGATTTGTTGGCTGAACACATGGAAGGATATGTTGCAGATTTGATGGAAATTGAAGATTACCATCAGCAAATTATGTCAAATCCAGGAATGAAACTTTGTATCACGGATGGAATTGTTAGTAGCATGAATCTTACCGTTAATCAAAAGACAGGTAATCGTGTTGTTTGGATTGAACCTGCTGATGGAAATTATGGTTTTGAAGAAGAAGAAATTCCTGATTCAACACCATGTTGGGTGCCGTCTAATGTAGATATTGATTTTGGTGTTGGTTCTGATGTTATCGTTATTGGCCGAACCAATCAATCTAAAAAGAAGGACAGCGATGGAAATGTTTTGGATGATGAATGGAATCCTGTTTCGCTAAATGTCTATGGTATTCTTCCTCGTATTGCTTTGGGTGTTGCACCTGAAGTGGAAGAATCTAATGACAATGATGAACTTTCTTATTGGTGATTTTAATGGATTACAGAAAGATTGGACTTTACAGTAGCCTTGCATCTATTATTGGTAGCATCGGTATTTATGCTTTTTATGACCATAACTTAGGTATCTTTGTTGGTCTATGGGCATCAGCACTTTTGCTTCTTAGCGATAGAGTGGCTGAATTGTAATATTCTAAGGCCGATTATTACTAACAAGGCCGAGGAAGTCGTGTATAAGTGGGCGACTTAATGACTTACGAATGGGTGCAAAGCCCTAACAGGTGATAATATGATTAGAGAAAACACAACTTATTTTAGGCTTCATCAACTTTGTTTTGATATGGCCGAAGTAGAATCTATTGAATGGAAACGATTGGATGAAGAACCAGATAATCCATATTCAGTAAGAATACATTTGAAAAGCGGGAAACAGTTCACCCGTCAATTGTTTGAACAGCAGTTTAAGCAGTTAAAAGAACAATTTAAACACACATTGGGAGATGAATAATATGGGAATAGGAAACAAAAAAGGAAATGCAGCAGGAGCAACGCTTCAAGTAGCAAAAGAAAACAACAAAGAATCGGCTTTTAAACAAGCCAAACTTCGTGCCATGAACCAACGAAAAAAATTGCTTGAACAAAAGCAAGCATTTTTGATTTGTGGTATTAGTGGAAATCCAGGAACGGGTAAAACGGGAGTTGCTTTAGATTGCCGAACCGAAGAAGAACGAGAAACACATTGGCTTTTTGTTCTTGACTTTGATGAAGGTGCAGAACCAACATGGAGGCAACATTGGAGCGAAGATGAAAAAATAGTTATCTTTAACCCTCATGTATATAACGAAGATATGACCGTTGATTATTTGTCTACGGCAGACATGGCTCGTTACTTTATTGCTATGGTTAATGAAGCAATTGAAACAGGTAAGATTGAAGATGGTGATGATGAGGTTGAAATTAAAGCAGTTAAGGCTATTGTTTTTGATGGTCTTGATACATGGCTTGATACAACAAACATGATTGCTCGTTTAAATCATATTAAGGGTGGTGACCCAAGACAGGCTGATAAAGTAAAAATGGTTCCGACTCAATGGTATGCAAGAACAGAAGAATACAAGCGTCTGTTTAAAGCCGCTTGTCAATTACAATGCCACAAGTTTTTCATCACGCATATGAAAGAAGTGCATGATGGATTTTCTATCGTTGGGACAAAACCAGATTGGGAAAAGAATACCACAGCAAAATTGTTCCAATACATTGAGTGTAAAAAGGAAGAGAAAGGAAAAACTTTCAAACTTACCGCCCATGTCCGAAAGTCTAAAACCAATAATGAAAATGTTGGACAGACCTTTACCGTTATGGAAAGTAATGGTGGAAAGGTAAAATGGACAGGCATTGAGTCTATTAGAAATGGCTCTCTTTGATTAGGTAAGGGTGTGTGCCTAATGTTGGGGTTAGTCAGATAATAACGGCTTTATTGCTGACAACGGAAATTTGCCTCCATCCGTTGCCGTTCCCCCATTAAGGAGTTGATAATATGAAATTTAAAGTAAATGGAAAAGAAATGAAAGAAAAAATTGAAAGTGTTTTACTAAAAGGAAAGTGGAACTATGGAACTAATAACAAACAAAACACTCTATCTTCATCTATTATTATAGGTGTTGATGCTAAAGAGATGAAATGTAGTATTTGGAATGCCGACCCTGCAACATTTGTAGAAAATAAAATTGCGCTTGAAGAATATGAGAATACTTCTGAAGGGCGTTTTGCAATTGATACAGATATATTACTAAAGTATCTTAGTAATGAAGTCTGTTTATTCCGATTGGAAGATAACGGACTTATCATTAGCACAGATAAGAAGTCCGTAAAGTTACCTATTCTTGAACGACACCAATACAACGATAATATTATTCATAGTGTATCTAATATTACTATGAGTCGCAATATGGAAGAACCCGTTGTTATTAGTTCAAAGACTTCTCTAACTACTCGTCTTAAAGTTGCTACTGCTGATTTAGTAGAGGCTTTCAAAGAATGTGAAGTTGTAGGTAATTCGGTATACAAAATTAGTTATGACACTAATACCGAACTTAGAATCTCGTCTACCAAAGGTAGCGAGTCTGTTGAATTTGATATTGAGCCTATGGAATCTGTTGGTGATGATGCTATTGTTGAGTTTTCAGCACCCTTTTACAAATACCTAAAGGCTGGTATTACTATCATTTCTTATAATGATGAATCGCCAATCTCAGTTATTAATGGCGATTATAAAATACTGAGAGCACCAAGAATAGAAGGTTGATAAAATGAATGAAGAACAAAATAAAGAATTGGAAAGCCGAGCAAATGCATTGGATATGCTACTAAGTATGGTAAGCATGATTCAATATATGACACACGCTATGAACATTGAAGCCGCAGGAATTATCCATAACGGTGGATGGTGTAAAGAGTTAATTACAAGCGAATGTCCTATTTGTAAATTGGAGGCCGAACAAAATGATAATGAAGATGAATAGCAATAAGTGTTGCATTTGTAAAGAAGAACATCTTGATGAAACATACAACGCTGAACCTGTAATGAAAGGTAAGTGTTGTAAAGCCTGTTATACTGGCGTAGTGGTTTATCAAAAATTTAATCTTGCTGGATTGACTAAAGACGACTATATGTATAATGTTAGTCATACAACGAGGGATGAAGATGAATGACCATCAAGATAGTGAAAACTTTTCATATGAACGCACATGGGAAGAAATAGAATCTTTGTTAAATGAAGCCGAAAGAGAGCAGAACAAAAGATGGATAGCATTTCAAAAATGTCCGAAACCTTTGCGTATGCAACATTGGAACAATTACAAAGGATTAGAAGGAGTAATCTATACTCTTAGATGGGTTCTTGGCGACCTTAAAATGCCAAAAAATAAAGTATTAGGGAGAGAAAAGAAATGAAGATTGAAGAAAGAATGAGTTTAACTTATGATGATATTAGTATTATACCTACATGGTCTGGTATTAATAGTCGTGCAGACTGCGAATTATATACCAACATTGGAGAATATTCTCTTGCTACACCTCTTATTGCTTCCCCAATGGACACGGTTTGTGGCGTTGAAATGTGTGTTGAATTATCCGAACTTGGAGGAATGGGTATTCTTCACCGCTTCCAAAGTGTAGATGAACAAGTTGTTATGTGTGATGAAATTGATGCTAATGGTGTTCAAAATTATATGGCCGCTATTGGTGTTGGAGATAACGGCATTGGCCGCTTAGATAACTTACTTAAATATACTCAAGTTAGAGGTGTTTGTATTGATGTTGCTAATGGGCATCATTCCCTTCCTATGACAATGACGAGTTATATTAAATCTGAATATCCTGATATTCATGTTATGGTAGGTAACATTGTTTCTAAGGCTGGTGCTATTGACTTAATTAAAGAAGGTGCTGATACACTTAGAGTAGGTATAGGTAATGGTTCAATGTGTGAAACTCGTATTAGGGCTGGAGTAGGTGTTCCTCAAGCAACCGCATTAAATGATATTTATTCTTTTCTTGAAGAAGAACTATTGGATGTTGCTATTGTTGCTGATGGTGGAATTAAAACAACAGGTGATGTCGCTAAGGCTTTGGCTCTTGGTGCTGATGCAGTTATGATTGGTTCTTTGTTTTCAGGAACAAAAGAAACTCCAGGTTCTATTGCTAAAACGGGTAAATGGCCTAATGAGAAACTATTCAAAAGGTATCAAGGGTCTGCTTCTATTGAATCTAAATTAGCGCGTGGTGAAGAAGTTAAAAATGTTGAAGGTAATTCAAAAATTACTCCTTACAAGGGTAAGGTAAGTAGGATTGTCCAAGATATTAATGATGGAGTTAGGTCATCAATGAGTTATGTTGGTGCTATTGACCTAAACGAATTTAGAAATAATGCTAAATTTTGTCGTGTAACTCAAGCAGGACAAGTGGAAGCACAACCTCATGGATTGTGATACAATGATTATTAGTGATGCAAGAAATAATGTTGAACTTAGATGGAGAGATGAAGAAGGAAAAAGAATGACAAGTAGTATTACAACCTTCAAACCTTATTTCTTTATTAGAAAAGGTGATGAAATGCCTACAACTATTCCTACTAAAAAGCGTTGGATGGAGAGTATTAAACCTCAATATAATTTTGGTAATTATAATTCACTTGATAATCGTGAGTTAATTAAAGTTACATTTAATACTACACAGGACTTATATGAAGCCCGTGATTTTTGGGACTATACTTATGAAGGTGATATTTCACTTGCTCGCAAGTATGCTAATGATGTGCTTAAAGAAATTCCTGAATATAATATGCGTAAATGGTATCTTGATATTGAAACGCAAGTTGGTGGTCGTTATGATGGTCAAATTAACGCATTAACTTTCTATGATTCTTACGATAAGGAATACTTTATTATGACTCATTTTCCACAAGAACCTCTTCCCGAATATGACGGAGTGTTGGTCTATGAGGATGAGCATGATTTGTTAGAAGCGTTTGTTGCGTTTGTTCAAGAGAAAGACCCAGATATGATTATTGGTTGGTATCTTCTTGGTTTTGATATTCCTAAGATTATTGAAAGAATGCATCTTAATAATATTAGTCCACGAAAGTTAAGTCCTCATCGTGAAGTGCGTGGGGTTTCTGACACTAAACTATACAATATCAATTACACTAATGCGGCACAACCAATCAAGGGCAGAATTACTTATTGTCTAATGACTCGCTTTGAGCGTCTTTGGCTTGATGCACAAAGAGGAACATTACCTTCACTTAAATTAGACGACTGTTCCAAGTTGGTTCTTGGTGAAGATGCAGGTAAAGTATCTAAATCATCTAAGTTTGATGAAGATGAATTCTTCCTGCGTTCTTGGTTAGAAGATAGTGAAACATTCCTTGAGTATAACCGAGTAGATGTAGAATTGATGGTTCGTATGGATAATGAGATGAATATTACACAGAATGATATTGCACTTCAGCAGTTATTTATCTGTCCATTTGAATGCGTATTTCATAATTCACAAATGGGTGCGGCATATTTTATGCGTCATTCTGATTGGAAAGCACCAACGGGAGTTAAAGGAAATAAAACAAAGTATGAAGCGGCTTTCGTTATGAATCCTAAAGAAGAAGATACATATGGAAGACATGAAAATGTAGCCATTTTTGATTTTAAATCTTTATATCCAAGCATGATGGCCGCAAGAAACATTTCATGGGAAACTAAAACTCAAGACCAAGATGCTCACAAAGTATATTTCCCAACCCCTAAAAATCTTGTAGCATACAAACCAGATAAACCCAGTGTTTCTTTTACAAAGGATTCGTTGGGAGTCTTACCGAAGGCGGTTTTGTCCCTGATGAAGTTGCGTGATGAATACAAGAAGAAGCGTAAAGAGGCCAAGAATGATGAGGAATACCGAAAGTGGGATTCAGCACAAATGGCTACAAAGCGTGGTGTAAATGCCCTCTATGGTGTCTTAGCAAAAGATGGTTACGGATGGGGCGATATGGAAATGGCTCAAGCAATTACCGCTTCAGCAAGGGAGGCTATGAGAAGTGTTGCATTCAAGTCCCAAGAGTTAGGTTACTCAGTTATTTACGGACACACGGATTCAATTTTCGTGAAGGTTAAGGATATTGCAGATGCTGAACAGTTGTGTATTAAGTTAAATGAATACATCCAAAAGGAAGTATTTAACGACAATGTGGTTTTAGAGTTTGAAAAGTATGCAAAAACCTTTTTCTTGTCCATGAAAAAGAATCGTTATTGTGGATTTTTAAGTTGGCAAGAGGGTGAACTACTATCTGAGCAAAAGTTTTTTGTCATGGGTTTTGAGATGAAGAAATCTAACGAAACCAAGTTGGCTAAAAAGGTTCAAAAGCAAGTGCTTAAAATGGTAGCATCTGGAAAGAATGAACAAGAAGTAACTAAGTATGCAAAAGGAATGTATAAACTTGTAAAGAATGGAAAGTATGACCCTAAATCCATTATTAAGAGAACCAGATTGCGTAAATCGTTAGACGAATACGATTCAATTGCAGGAGGTTCTGCTGGTGTTCTGATTTATAATGAACAAATTGGAACTATTGAAGTTGGTGATAGTTATTATTACTACAATGTTGATAATAAACTTATCAAAAAATATCCGACTAAATTTAATGTCGGTGATAAAACAAGGAATGTTGAATATATCGCATTTAAGAAGTATGAAGAAGTAGAAGACTTCTATCCTATCAATTGGAATAGACTTGCTGAATCAGAAATTGTGAAGAAAGTCAAATTGATTTATGAATCTCTAAGGTGGGATTTAATGGGAATAGCCAATGATGGAAGACAAACAACATTAGATAGTTGGTGGTAAAATGAGAGATAAAAGTAATATAAAAAAGATAAGAGAAATTAAAAGGGAAATGACATTACTATCAGAAACATATGATATGATGGAAATTGAACTTGAGAAATTGCAAGAAGAAGAACAGAAATTGTGGGTCAAAACAGGCTCTTGCACTATATGTGGAGAAAGAGGAATAGATGGATATA